ACAAAGGTTGCGGCGTGATCCTTCGGCGCGGTGTCTCGCATCAAAACTCAGCGGTCGTTCACCACCTCAAGCCCCACAAAGGCAACCCCGATCTGTTCTTTGACATCAACAACCTGCAAAGCGTATGCTGGATGCACCACAGCGGCATCATCCAATCAATTGAAAATCGCGGCTTTGATGTTACGATAGGGCCAGATGGTTGGCCCATCGATCCAACCCACCCCGGAGTGAAGCAACGTGGAAATCAGACAAAAAAATAGCCTGCCGTGGTCGCATCACCTTTCGATGGGCAACATGTTTCAAGCGCATGTACATCACCAATTCGCTAGGAACGTGGCGACCAGCACAAGCTATGTCCCGGTCGCTGATCTTGGCATCTACAGAACGCCACAGATTGGCGCTGCAACGCAACTCCGTGTCAAAGCAGGAGGCAATGCAGGCGACAGTGCAAATGGTGCAGGTGCGAGAAGCATCAAGCTGTATGGCCTAAACGCAATCGGTGATGAGATCACAGAGATCGTGACGACAGCAGGCGCGTCAGCATCAGCAGCCACAGCCCAATCGTTCATTCGCCTCTATCTAGCCGAGGTATACACCAGCGGAACATATGGCACGCAAGCCGCAGGGTCACACATCGGCAACATTACAATCGAGAACGCGGCAGGCACAGAAGATTGGGCGCAAATCCAACTAAATGGCTTTCCTTCTGGGACAACAGGCATTGGATCAATCACAGTCCCTCGCAACCATGTCGGCCTTGTCACGTCGATCCATATCAACCCTGAATCGGGCGGCACAAAGACAACGGATGTAATCATTCTTAAGCGTGAAGGCATCCTAGAGACAGCAGCCCCATACAAGCCGATCAGCAAAATCCAAGAGTTCATCGGCCTTGTTGACTCTATCGAAATCAATTTCGAGATGCCATTGCGCTTCCCTGAACTGACAGACATTGGGATGCTGGCAAGGGTAAGCAGCGGCACAGGCGCTATCAGCGTAGACATGGAAGTGATCTTCTTGGAAGCAGAGACGTGACCAGACCGGGGGGGTGGGTCGCATCTCTAGGAGGCAAGACAGCCAAACCCGTTGTCCACTTTCCTTTTAGCGCGTTTACGGGAAAACGCAGGGAAAACACATGAGCCAGAAGAACAGACCAGATAGCAACAGCACCACATCAGCGGTTGATGGGTTTCGGGGTGCGCTGCAAAGCGTGCCACTTCCAGAGGGCATCCACCTTCGCAGCGACGATGAAGTTATCATTTGGGATCAGTTCACGCGCGCACGCGCACGCGAGGACTGGCGGGATATGGATCTTCTGCTCTTGGCAAAGGTCGTCCGTATGGAAGCCGACATCCGCAAGCATCAGGATACGCTGGACCGCTCTGGTGTGCTGATCAAGAACAAGCGTGAGACGCTTATTCCCAATCCATTGATCTCTGTGATCGATACATTGGAAAGAAGACAGCTTGCAGTGATACGCTCAATGTCGCTAAATCAGCAGGCCAGTGACCCGCGCACGCTTAATGCTGCTGGTCAGAATGTAAACGGCATCAGAACAGTGGTCGATTATCTCGCAGGTGACGATCTGATCGCAATGCCAGAGCGGAGAAACTGATGGATTTCTATGAGAACAAGATCATGTCCGTCGAGGACCTGATCCCATATGCCCTAAACACCAGAACGCACAGCGATGAACAGGTGGCACAGATCGCGGCCAGTATCCGAGCCTTTGGATTTACCAACCCGGTTTTGATTGACGAGAACAACAACCTGATCGCTGGGCATGGCCGTGTCATGGCGGCACGCAAACTGAAAATGACAGATGTGCCTGCTGTCGTGGTTACGGGTCTTGATGATCGCAAGCGCCGTGCGCTGATCATCGCGGACAACAAGCTGGCTCTGAACGCTGGCTGGGATGAAGATGCTTTGCGGATTGAGTTGGAAGACCTCGGCGCTGATTTCGGTGCGCTGATGGGTTTCAGCCAAGATGAACTTGTTGCCTTGCTGAAGGCCGGCACAGAAGATGAGAACGAATACACCAAAAAGGTTTCAGCGCCCCTCTACGAGCCGACCGGGCCAAAGCCAGAAGTTGAAGAACTTTTCAATGACGAAAAAACACGCGATCTGCTTTATGGCATTGAGGGGTCTGGCTTGTCAGATGAGGAGAAAAGGTTTCTGACACTCGCGGCAGGCAGACACACGGTGTTTAACTTTGAGGTCATTGCGAACTATTACGCGCACGCCTCGAAGGAATGCCAAGACCTGATGGAAGACAGCGCGCTTGTGATCATTGACTTTGAAAAGGCAATCGAAAATGGTTACGTGAAAATGTCAGACAAATTGTCTGAGATTTATCTGTCGGAGTATGCAGATGATGAGGAGTGATTTTGCGGTATTCATCCTGACGCACGGCAGGGCGAACAATGTCCTGACATACGTCACCTTGAGGGAGGCGGGATACACGGGCAAAATCTATCTGATGGTTGACGACGAGGACAGCCAGATCGCGGAATACAAAAAACGCTTTGGCGACCAAGTTGTTGTCTTCAACAAGCAAGCGGCCATCGACGCCACCGACAGCGGAGACAATTTCGGCAAGAGGAATTCTGTTGTCTATGCTCGAAACTACAATTTCGAGATCGCGAAGCAGCTTGGCATCAAGTATTTCTTGCAGCTTGACGACGATTACAGGCAGTTCAGATACACGTTCAACAATGATCGTGAGTATATCACCAAGCAAATAAACATCAAAAAGCTTGATGGTGTCATTGACGCGATGTTGGAGTTCTACATTGCCAGCGGCGCGCTGACATTGGCGATGTCTCAGGGCGGTGACTTCATCGGCGGCCCCGGCTCCAATGTCTCAAAGCTGCATTCGCAGGGCAAGTTCAGCCGAAAAGCCATGAACGCTTTTTTCATGTCAACCGATCGCTTTTTCAAGTTCATGGGCCGCATCAATGAGGATGTGAACGCATACATTGCCATCGGACACATGGGCGGGCTTTTCATCACAGCGCCACGCATCAGGTTAGAGCAAACCCAGACCCAAGCAAGCAGCGGCGGTCTGACAGACATCTATCTTGACCTTGGGACATACGTGAAAAGTTTTTATTCGGTCATGTACGCGCCATCCTGTGTGAAAGTGACGGAAATGGGCGTCAAAAACAGAAGATTGCACCACATGGTGAGATGGAAAAACGCTGTTCCGATGATCATGTCAGAGGAGGTCAAGAAGAAATGAAGGTTGGCTTTACTGCTTCTGCGTTTGACCTGCTTCATGCGGGTCACGTTGCCATGCTGGAAGAAGCAAAATCCGTTTGCGACTATCTGATTTGCGGTCTGCATGTCGATCCATCTCAGCAAAGAGCAGCGAAAAACAAGCCAATTCAATCGGTTGTTGAGCGTTATACGCAACTGAAAGCGGTTTCATACGTCGATGAGATTATCCCGTATGAGACAGAACGTGACTTGATGGACATTTTGCTGCTGCGGCATGTCAACATCAGGATCATTGGCGAGGAATACAGAGGCACGCAGTTCACCGGGCATGAACTGAAAATGCAGACGCATTTTAACAAGCGTCTGCATAGGTTTTCATCCAGCGAGTTGAGGTCTAGGCTTGCGCCCGCATCTCTCGAAGTGCCGCAAGGAAACCATCAAGCTGATGGTTCAACTCGCGCTTAGTGATGTGACCGGACTGCGTTGGCATTGATTGACCGCCGCCATGTGACGCCATGCGGACCAATGCAACACCGCCATACGCTTGGGAGATGTAGTAGCACCCGATGTTTGCAACAAAACCGCTTTCGGTCTTGCTGTAAGGCTCGGCTGGGTTGCCTGTCATCTCGTTGATGCAGTCTATCTTGTTCTGGAGCAACTTGAGTGTCACGGACATTTTTTTCTCCTTAAGCGTTGCAGATGTGAGCGTGTGAGCCATCGTGAGTGACGGCGTAAATCATGGTCCGCTTGTCACCGCCGAATTTTGTTTTTGCGTATTCCGTGGCTTGGTCCAAGGTGTCGAAGGTTTCCTTGATGCGAAGCGAGGGCTTGTTGCCGCGAACTGCGGTGAAGTATTTTGCGTTTTCTAAGCAGTGCTGTTCCCAAAGTATCATGTTGATCTCCTATGTTGACAAGAGGACCATATAAAAGTAGGATAAAAATGTAAATATCTTTTTGGAGAAAAAGATGACACGTGGCGAAAAAGTTTGTGCTTTTATTGAGCGATACTGCATGATCCCAGAGGGAAAGCTTGTCAGCAAGCGTTTCAAGCTTATGGCGTTTCAGCGCAAATTCATCTTGGACATCTACGATAACCCCAACGGCACAAGCCGCGCCTACCTTTCCGTTGCGCGCAAGAACGGCAAATCTGCGCTGATCGCGGCGATCTTGTTGGCTCACATCGTCGGCCCAGAGGCGCGGCAAAACAGCCAGATCGTCAGCGGCGCAAGATCACGCGATCAAGCCAGCCTTGTGTTTAAGCTGGCCGAAAAAATGGTCAGGCTGTCGCCGGAGTTGTCCAAGATCGTGCGGATCGTGCCGTCGCAGAAATCGCTGATCGGCCTGCCCATGAACGTCGAATACAAAGCCATCAGCGCGGAGGCTGGGACGGCTCACGGCCTTTCGCCTGTGCTGGCGATCCTTGACGAAGTGGGTCAGGTGCGCGGGCCGACCGACGCCTTCATCGAAGCCATCGAAACAGCGCAGGGCGCGCACGATGATCCGCTCCTGATCGCCATCAGCACGCAAGCCGCAACAGACGGCGATCTGTTCAGCATTTGGCTGGACGACGCAAAGAATGCCAAAGACAAACGCATCGTCAGCCATGTCTACACCGCGCCAGAAAACTGCGAGATCATGGACAAGGAGGCATGGAACGCAGCCAACCCGGCGCTTGGCGAGTTTCGCAGCCTGACGGACATTGAAGACTTTGCAAAACAGGCTGACCGCTTGCCTGCCAAGGAGAACAGCTTTCGCTGGCTGTTTCTAAACCAGCGCATCGAAGCCACCAGCCCGTTCTTGAACCGCAGCGAATGGGAAGCCAACGCGGGCGAAGCAGAGGTTGAAACGGGTGCGCTATGCTATGCGGGGCTTGACCTTTCGGCCAGCCGAGATTTGACGGCATTTGTGATGGTGTTTCCGCAGGACGGCATCTACCACGTTGTCCCGCAGTTCTTCATGCCAGCGCAAGGAATCCGTGAGCGCGCAAAAGAGGACAAGGTGCCTTATGACATCTGGGCCGACCAAGGTTTTATCACGCTGATCGACGGCCCTGTCATTATTCCGGCTGTCGTAGCGCAGGCCGTGGCAGACGCGGCGGATCGATACGACCTTCAGCTTTTGGCCTATGACCGCTGGCGGATCAATGACTTTACGCGGGAACTGGACACAATAGGGGTAAGCCTGCCGATGCAGCCGTTTGGTCAGGGCTTTAAGGACATGGCCCCGGCGGTGGACAAGCTGGAAAGGCTGGTTGCCGAGCGGAAGATCCGGCACAGTGCAAACCCCGTGATGAACATGTGTGCCGCAAATGCTGTTGCTGAACGCAGCCCAGCTGGCGACCGAAAGCTGACCAAGTCCAAATCATCTGGCCGGATCGACGGCTTGGTGGCCCTTGCAATGGCACTGGGTGTCGAGTCGCACGATGCTGGCGGCTTGCAATCTTCGCCGTGGGATGACCCGGCGTTTACACTAAGCGCCTAGCGTGATATGTTTCGCAGAACCGCTTTCATGGATCGGGTCTGATGGCACTGTTTGATCGCTTCCGCAGAGCGGAAAAACGCAACCTCGAAAACCCAACCGCGCCCGTATCTGCCAATGATTTCTTGCAGATCATGGGCTGGGGCGATCTCTACGCATCATCCGGCGTCACCGTAAACGTGGACACAGCCTTGGGCGTGCCTGCTGTCTGGGCTGCGGTCAACTTCATCGCTGGCACTATCGCTGGCCTGCCACTGCACGTTTACCGCAAGGACGAAGACGGCGGGCGGTCAAAGGTAGAAAGCGAGCTATCGTTGATCCTTCACGACGTGATCAACGAGGACATGTCGTCATTCGAATGGCGCAAATATTTGTTTGAGCAGGTTCTGACGGGCGGTCGGGCTGTCACTTACATTGAGCGCAACGGCCTCGGTCAGATCGTGAACTTGTATCCGCTTGATCCGACCAAGGTGCGCGTGGAGCGTCTGCTTGATGGCCGCAAGATTTACCGGGTGAATGCGCGGGTCTATGAATCGAGCGAAATTCTCGACATGCCTTTTATGCTCAAGCCAAATATGACCGACGCACGCGGGCCGATCTCGCAGAACAAAGACGCCATCGGCATGGCTATCGCAGCCAGCCGTTATGGCTCAAAGGCTTTCCAATCAGGCGGCATTCCCCCTGCGGTTCTGCAAGGCCCGTTTGGTTCTGGCGCAGCGGCCAACCGTGCGTCTGAGGATGTTGCGGCAACGACATTGAAGCTGGCAAAAGAAGGCCGTCCGATCATGGCGCTGCCGCTTGGCCATGAACTGAAAACCATTGGCTTCAACCCGGAACAGATGCAGCTTCTGGAGTTGCAGCGGTTCAGCATCGAACAGATCGCCCGCATTTACTCGCTGCCGCCTGTTTTCCTGCAAGACCTGACGCACGGCACGTTTTCGAACACGGAACAGCAAGACCTTCACTTTGTGAAGCACACCGTGAAGCGGTGGGTTGAGCAGTTCGAGCAAGAGATGAACCTGAAGTTCTTTGGTCGCGGCTCTGAATTCTATGTCGAATTCAACGTCGATGGCCTGCTGCGCGGTGACCTCAAGTCGCGGATGGAGGCTTACGCCACGTCGATCCAGAACGGCATCCGCACGCCAAACGAGGTTCGCGCCATTGAGAACATGGAAGCGATGCCGAATGCCGACAACCTGATGATCCAAGGCGCGACCGTGCCGCTGGGGAGCCAGCCAAACGTGGGTGGTGCAAATGCCGATTGATGTGATACAATCTGCCCAACAAGCGGGGCTTGCAATGTCTGAAAAAGAAATCCGTCGCGGCGTGCCTGTTGAAATCCGAGAGGATGAGGCTGGCGAAATCAAGGTTGCAGGCTATGCCGCCGTATTCGGCGAAGAAACAAACATCGGCGGCATGTTCACCGAGGTGATTGAGCGCGGTGCCTTCAAGAAAGCCATCGGGCGCGATGATGTCGTTTTCTTGATCAACCACGAAGGCCTGCCGCTGGCGCGTACCAGATCAGGCACCCTGACGCTGGCAGAGGATGATCATGGCCTCTACATGGAAGCCATGCTTGACCAATCCGACCCAGATGTCCGCAGCATCGTTCCAAAGATGAAGCGCGGCGATCTGGACAAGATGTCGTTTGCCTTTGTTCCGTTGCGCCAAATGTGGGACGACAGCGGCAAGATGCCGAAGCGCATGATCCAAGAGGCGCAGCTTTTTGACGTGAGCATCGTGACGACCCCGGCTTACAACGGCACCGAGATCGGCCTGCGGTCATTGCAGCAATACCGTGAGCAGAAGCTGAAATCGCAGGCGGCACGCCGGATGCGGATGAAGGCAAAGGCCGCTGGCATTGAGGCACGCAACGAATACCTGTTGCCGCCTGAGCCGCAGCCTGTGATCGTTTCTGGCTCAATCAACGACATCAACACGCAGAACGCCATCGAAAACTGGAACCTTGGCCCTGAAGCTGCGTCTGACGAGCCGGGTGCAAACGCTGAATATTGGGCAAAAATGGCCGACGTTTGGAGCATCAACGAGGCCGAGGCTCGCCGTCAGCTTTGCGCCAACTGCGAATACTTCAACAACACTCCTGAAATGTTGAAGGCGATGGAAGACATCCCGCGCAATGCTTTTGACACCAATGCTGGCGGTCGCGGCTGGTGCGAAAAACTTGAGTTTATCTGCCACAACCTGCGATCCTGCCAAGCATGGGAACGCAAGGACTTTGAGGTAGAGGAATAACGGCGGTCTCCCGCTGTTGGCCCTTCCCCCAGCCCTTGGGCAAGGCACAAAGTAGGAGGCCATCATGGCTGACGTGAAAGACCTGCGGGAGAAGATGGCGCGTATCGCCACGGAAGCCCGCTCCAAACTCGCCGAAGTTTCGGACAAGACCGAAGAAGCCCGTGCTGCCGAAATCGAGCGCGAATTCGACGCCATGATGGCTGAGCATGACCGCCTGTCGGGCGTTGCCCAGCGCATGGAAAAAGCTGACGCTGCCATCCGTGCCGCTCAGTCGGTTGACCTGTCCAAGCGCCCTGTCGCTGAACGCACCTCGGTTCCTGCCGTTGATGCTGGCGCAGCTATGGACTACCGCTCGGCTTTCTACTCGATGATCGCCAACGGCGGCGTTGATGGCTTGGATGCTGAAGTGCGTCAGGTTCTGCGCTCTGCTGAACTCCGCACCCAGACCGCTGGCACCACGACCGCTGGCGGCTACACCGTCCCGACCGAACTGGCGACCTTCATCGAAAAGGCCATGATCGCAACGGGTCCGATGTACGACTCGAACCTGTTTACCGTGATCAACACCACGGGCGGCAACACGTTCAACATCCCGACCGTTGACGATACCTCTGTCGCTGCTGAAGCCCACACGGAAGGCACCCAGCCGACCGATGACGGCGGCAAGGACGTGACCTTCGGTCAGAAGACCTTGGGCGCTTATGCGTTTGACACCGAATGGGTCCGTTGGTCCTACGAACTGGCAAACGACTCCATCCTCAACATGGAATCGCTCTTGGG